GATGTCAGTAGGCGAGGATGGAAAGCCTATCTATCGCTACGAGATTCGATGCAGAGCGTACATTGCATCCGACACAAAGCGTGACCTGGCAGCCATGCCGTTCTCGCAGTGGATTTACACCGGCGAGCTGGTGAAGCATCAATACCCAATCGAGGAGCTGCAAGCGTCACTGATTGAGGATCTGGAGCGTTACGAGATCAAGACTGTTGCCTATGATCCATACAACGGCCAGCAACTCGGCGAGCAGCTCGGCAAGATCGGAGCCACTGCCGCACGCATGGCACAGAATCAAGCGAACTTCAACGAAGCTATTCGCGACTTCATCAACCTGATGGAGGAAGGACGCTTGGTTTTTGAGGATTCGAAGCTACTTCGCTGGTGTGCGGGCAACGCGATCATCTGCAAGGATCGCCAAGATCGATGGATGTTCGATAAACGCGACAGCAAAGACAAGATCGACCCGATTGTGGCAGCGGTGATGGCGTACCGCGTCGCCAGTTTAGAGCCAGAACGTTCGTCAGGAAGTCTATTTTTGGTCTAGGAGAAAACATGGCCTCAATGTGGTATCAACTGGCGAAATGGATGGGTCTTTCCGAAGATTCTTACCGAGATTCCTATGTTGGATTCAAGGAAGCGATGGGACTTCCTCCGGCGTGGTACGCACACAACAAGATTGTTGGAGACTTTGGTCAGTTGCCAATAGACGTGAAGCGACGCGTTGGCGAAGGTGCTGTTAACGATCTAAAGCACGACGGATACCGTTTGCTTCGTGAGCAACCAAACATGATGCAGGCACCATCCGTCTTCAAGGAACAGATTTGCTCGCATGCGATCATGTACGGAAACGGAAGAGCGGCAATCATTCGAAGCGGTGATCGAGCTGTCGAACTTATTCCAATGATGCCGGATAGGACTCGCACGCTCATTATCAACGGAGAGAAGTGGCACATAACCAAGCCTGACAAAGAGGACAACAAGAATCTGTTTGATGTTCTTGAGACAGACAAAGATGGCATGCTTGTTTTCAGAGACGCCGACGTTCTGCACATAACAGGTTTCGCGTTCAACGGAATCGAAGGCATCGGATTGCTTCAGATCGCTCAAAACGTTTTCTCTACGGGAACGCAGTCGCAAAGATTCCTCGACAACCAACTGCGAAAAGGTTTCCGTGGCAAATTGTTCCTTGAAGCACCTCCAGGATCGTTTAGGAACGAAGCACAAGCCAAAGAGTTTATTGAGAATTTCAACAAGGCCGAGGCTGGTGCAGACAACGCTGGAAAGGCTGGACTGCTTCGAGAAGGCGTTAAAGCAAACGCGGTCAACATGAGCAACAACGACGCTCAATTCGTTGAGTTGCAAAAGTTTAACCGTCAGGACATCGGTATGCTGTTTGGACTTGAAGGCATGCCAGGCGACGGTGAAAGCGTTTCTTACAATTCGCTTGAGCAAAAGAACCTCGCCTATCTGCAAGCTTTGGACAAATGGCTGGTCAAGATGGAGGAGCAGTGCGACATCAAGCTTAGAAGTACGACCGAAAAGAAAAACGGCGGCAAAGTGTATTTCAAGTTTAACCGAGCGGCACTCTATCGCACCGATCTATCAACGACGATGGCAGCGTTTTCGTCAGCGATTACCTCCAGGATCATGAATCCTAACGAATGCAGATCCAAGCTTGATTTGAATCCATACGAGGGTGGTGACGAGTTTATCAATCCTGCCATCTCTCAACCTACCGGCGAGCAATCGCCAGGCGAAATGGAAAGCGATCCAGCAGATACGCAAGAGGACGCACAGGAGGATTCGACACAGGAGCAAACCTCGGAAACAACGGCCATGAACAACAAGGCAGTTGAGGAAACACTGCGTTCTTTGATTCAACGGGAGGCCAACAACGCTGCAAACGCAGCCAAGAAGCCTCATTTCGTCGCGTGGATCAACAAGAACTATGCCAAATGGGAGCCAAAGCTAGCCGAGAAGGTCGAAGCGATCGGACTAGACCGCGATCTAGCTAGGACTCACTGCGAGGAATCGGTAGCGATTTTGGTGCAAATAGCCACCGAAACACCACCGGAAAAGTTAGAGGAAACCGTCAAAAACACCGTAAAAACATGGCAAAACCGCGTATTTTCCTTTCAAGGAGTTGAATAAATGATCGAAATCAAAAACGAACTTAACGAGATCCTGCTTTCTGGAGTTGTTGGAGATGGGTGGGGAGAAGACCCGATCACGCACCAGGCCGTTGATAAAGCTTTGAAGGCGTTTGGAGGTTCGCCGATTACGGTTCGCATCAACTCTCCAGGCGGAGATGCGGACGAAGGCATCGGCATTTACAACGCACTTAAATCGTACAAAGGTGAGGTCACGACAATCAATGATTCGCTCGCGGCATCGGCTGCAAGCGTCATTTTCCTCGGCGGTTCCAAGCGGATCATGAGCCAAGGAAGTCGGTTGATGATCCATCGAGCTTTGGCGTTCGCTCTTGGCAACGCTGAGGAATTGCGAAAGACGATTGCGGCTCTGGAGTCCTACGACAAGAGCCTGATTGATATTTACTCGCAGTACATGGACAAATCGGCATCCGACATTGAATCCATGATGAGCAACGAAACTTGGATTAACACCGATGAAGCTGTATGTCTCGGACTGGCTACTGAAATACTGGATTCGAATTACACCAAAAAGAAGAATCCGCAGTCGCAATTCAATAACGCGAAAGCGGCATTGATTCAGTCGCAGTTAGGAACTCGGTTGACACAAAGAGGCTAGCTGCATAAATTGAATGCGTCGACCTGAAGTGTCGGCATCTCTGCAACATCTTTGCAACTGATTAGCGGCAAAGGCAGCGAACGTAACTTTCCAAGTTTCGTTGGCAGTCTAGCCGCTATCTGCGTTTTCACGACTGCCAAAGCATCTATTTTTGGAGTCGTCTCAATGAAGAACTCGCACGAACTCAATCAGGAAATCAAAGCTTTGCAAGCTCGCGTCCAAGCGATGAGCAATCAAGCAAAGGAAGAAAATCGAGACTTTACCGCTGAAGAGCAAACCGAAATCGACAGCATTGTCGGAACTGATTCCGCGGAAGGCCGGATCTCGGCACTCATTCGCGATCGAGACCGCCAGGCCAAGATCGAAGCACACGTCGCATCCGTTGCTAAGGCAATGGACGACCGAGAAAGTCAACCAGCACGCAAGATACCAGCACGAGCCCGGGCACACGGCAAACTGCAAGCTTTCAAGAGCGAGCAAGACGCTTACGACTCCGGTCAGTACGTTCTTGCAAATCTCTTTGGAAACAAGCGAGCCAAAGCTTACTGCCGCGATAACGGCATCAAGGCTGTGATGACCGGCGGAGACAACACCAAAGGTGGCTTCCTCGTTCCAGAACCAATGGAATCGGCAATCATCGAGTTGCGAGAGCAGTACGGCGTTTTCCGCCAAAACTCCAATGTTTGGCCGATGAGCGACAGCGTCACCATCGTTCCAAAGCTGGCTGGAGAGGTAACCACCTACTACGTTGGTGAAAACTCGGCCATCACCGCGAGCGACGCGACTGTTCAGCAGATCAAGCTGGAAGCCAAAAAGCTTGCCAGTATGACGCTCGTCAGCTCGGAGTTGAACGAGGATGCAGTTGTTTCCGTGGCTGAGATGATTTCTCGCAGCGTCGCCTATCAGTTTGCAGTTGCTGAGGATTCCGCTGGATTCCTTGGAGACGGAACGAGCACCTACGGCGGCATCGTCGGACTTGCTGGAGCACTTGCTGCCGGATCGCTTGTTACAGCGACCAGCAATCAAACGTTCTCGGCGTTGACGTTCGCCAACTTTGAATCGGTCGTAGGCTCCTGCAAGATGTGGGCAGGAATCCAGCCAAAGTGGTACATCAGCCAAGCAGGTTGGGCCGCTTCGATGCAACGGCTTGCCAACGCTGCTGGTGGAGTCACGATGGCAGAGCTTGCTGGTGGAATGCAACCACAATTCCTTGGCTATCCAGTTGTCATCAGCCAAGTTCTCACCAGTGCTTTGACCGGAACTACTGGATTGCGTGCTTGCTACTTTGGTGATCTGCGATTGGGATCGTATCTCGGCACTCGCCGCGGCATCTCGATCGCTGTCGATTCCAGCCGCTACTTCGAGCAAGACTCGATCGCTATCAAGGCGACTCAGCGATTCGACATTAACGTCCACGATCGCGGAACCGCATCTGCTTCTGGCGGAATCATCGGTCTCGTCTTCGGCTGATCCTAACCGCCTCTCCTCCAGGTGGTTCGCCGCTGTCTCTTCACCGAGGCAGCGGCTTTTCTCAACAACTTAATTTTTCCGACACAAGGATACACAGAACATGAAACATCTTCAGTCCACAAAACGAAACGTCATGCTCGCACCTATCACGGCTGCGACGACTCAGCGAACAGCAAACCTTGATTGTGCTGGTGCTGATTATGCAACCATCACCATTATTCTTGGAGCCGAAGCGAACACCAACAGCACAAACGTCGCTGTCCGTTTGCTCGAGTCCGATTCGACGACTGCGACCACGTTCGCAACCTTCGACTCAAACTTCAACCGGACGCTCGACAACGCATCAGCCATCGTTGCCGCGTACAGCGTCGACCTGAAGGCACGAAAGCGGTATCTGCGAATCGAATTGACGCCAGACACCACAACCAACGGTGCGGTTCTTTCTGCTGTCGTAGGAAACCTTGATCTCGAAGTCGAGAGCAGTGCGAACAGCAGCAATGCAGACGTTTCTGTTGTTGGTTAATTCAAGAAAACCTGGAGGAGACAGGCAGTTATGGCAAACGTAAAAGTTCAAGCGATCATGACCGCACCTCGTGCTGAAATCACATGGTGCAGGAACCAGATCGAGAAGGCAATGAACGAGCTACGCATTCCACTCAGCGTCAGCGGTGGCGTTTATTACGGACAGTGCATGCAAATGATGCTGGAGGACGCGATTGATCAAGGAGTCGAGTACGCCATCACCGTAGACGGTGACAGCGTCTTTACTGGCGATCAAGTCCATCACCTCATTAGCTTGGCCGTCCAGGAAGACATGGACGCACTGTGTGCAATGCAGCTTCGGCGAGGCAAACCACACATGCTCGGCCATCGATTTGGCGAGGTCTCAGGCGTTTGGGACGGATACCCAATGCAGGTAGACACCGCTCACTTCGGATTGACAGTGCTCAACCTCAAAAAACTTGCTGCTGTCGAAAAGCCTTGGTTTTTTTGCCAGCCAGACGAAAACGGCGGTTGGCGAGGCAACAAGATCGATTCCGACATCTGGTTTTGGTGCCAATGGAAAAAAGCAGGACTAAAGTGCTTTATCGACTGTGCGACGAGGATCGGACACGTTGAAGAAATGGTTGCCATTTACGACGACGACTTCAAGCCGACCCACATGTACCCGCAAGAGTGGAGGAAGTATGCAGACGAGAGTAAAGCTCGCACGCATGTGGATGCGTCATGAGCCTGGATGCGTTGTGGATGTTACGAGCGGAGTTGCAGATTACCTAGTTCGAGCGAGGATCGGAGAATATGAAGTTTCAAGCCGAACTGGTGACGGGTCCGACAGTGGAACCGCTGACGCTCAACGAAGCGAAAAAGCAGCTCGAAATCTCGACCAGCGACACGACGCACGACGTCCAGCTCGCACAAGCAATCCAAGAAGCTCGTGAACAGTGGGAGCATGACACCGACAGCGTATGCTGCTACCAAACATGGAAAATCCGAGTTCAGTCGTTAACAGACCGTCTCGCACTTCCAAAACGTCCAATCCAAAGCATCACATCCATTACCTACTTCGACGGAAACAACGCTTCACAGACGCTATCGGCATCGTTGTACCAACTCCACATCAACGAGTTCCGGCTCGCTTACCAAGCGACCTTGCCAGCAACGTCA